ATTAACATTGAAATTATGATTAATACACGTTCATACATAACTGAAATACAGGATATAAATCATGTTGCCTATTTGACTGCTGTCAAAGGGTATGAGATAAATGAAATAAGGCGTGTCGCAGATAATAAGACTGGCAAAGAAATAATGACTTTTGTTTTTTATGATAACCACAACTTAATTAATTTTGATTTGGCTGAATATCTTAGCAGCGAGTGTGCTAAGTTTATTCAGTCAAGAAATAGTCTCCTCTCCCTCATTCGTCAATCTAAGAGCATTACAAGAGAAGAATTTTTAGATAAGGCCAACGGCAATGGCTAGGTCAACTGTTTATAATTCTATTGTAACTGACGAATTATGGGAGAAAGTTAATAAAGAGAACAAGAGCCTACTGAATGAATTCCTTGATTATTTAAGAGCCTCTGATAAAGCGGAATTGACTATAGTTAATTATGAAAGTGATTTGAAAATCATTTTTACTTGGTGCTTGCGCGAAAATGATAATAAGTTTTTTGTGAAGTTTACAAAACGTGACATTATAAAGTGTCAAAATTATCTTCTAAATGAAATGAACCTTGGTTCTGCTAGGGTGCGCCGCATGAAAAGCACAATGAGTTCTCTTGCCAATTACATAGAGAATGTGCTTGATGATGATTATCCCGATTTTCGGAATATCATTAATAAGATACCGCATCCGGCGAAGAATGAAGTGCGAGAGAAAACAATACTAACAGATGAACAGCAAGATCGTCTTTTAAACTATCTTGTCGAGCATAAGGAATATCAAAAGGCTTGCGCCGTGGCCTTGGCAATCGCAAGCGGTGCCAGAAAATCAGAATTATTGAGGTTTAAGGTTTCTTACTTTACAAGCCAAAATATAATTTATGGTTCGCTTTATAAAACACCAGAAAAGATAAAAACTAAAGGGCGCGGGAAAGCTGGCAAACTTTTACAGAAGTATGTTCTCGTAAATGTTTTTCAAAAGTATTTCGATCTCTGGATGAGGGAAAGGGAAGAACTTGGAATTGTGCATGATTCACTTTTTGTTAGCAAGGAAAATGATGCTTATAAGACGCTCAACTTGTCCTCCTTGAACTCATGGGCAAAACAATTTTCAAACATACTAGGTGTTTCGTGGTACTGGCATAGCAATCGGCATTATTTCACAACATCATTGTGTAAAGCAAATATACCCGCAGAGGTTATTAAGGACGTTGTGGGCTGGTCTAGTATTGACTTAGTGTCGGTTTATAACGATTCTGATGTTGATGATGAACTTGGTAAGTTTTTTGATGCAAACGGCATTAAGAATGTCGAAAATAAGTCATTGAGTGATTTGTAATTAAAAGAGTGATTTTAAAACATATAAAATGAAAGGATTGAAATTAAAATGGATTGGAACGAAATTCTATTAACAATTGTTAAGGGCGTGGCTACCGCTTTGCTTACAGTTATTGGTGGTTATGCTATTTATGGAATTAAAAAGTTTTTTGCTTGGGTGGATAGCAAAATTAAAGATTCTAGTGTGAAGGGTATTGTTGATAATATTCAAACTCTTATTATAGAATCTGTTGACGCCACTGAGCAGACATTTGTTAAAACAATTAAGGAAACTGGAAGTTGGGATGAAGTTAAAAAGGGCGAAGCCTTTCAAAAAGCATTTGATGGAATTGTGGCATCTCTAAACGAGAAAGCAAAGACTACTATTGTTGCTGAGTATGGCAATCTGGATACTTGGCTTACTAATAAGATAGAGGCTTATATTAAGAGTTTGCACGATTAATACAGGCCGTGAGCGGCCTTTTAGATAAAAGCGCCGTTTTATTTACTTTGCCGTAGGTAGAACGGCGCTTTAGTTTTAATTAGATATTGAAAGGAAATAAATAATGAAATTTTCAGAAATTAAATCGAAACTGGAAAGTGGAATAAAGATTGCAGACTGTGGCATTAAGGTAAGCGAATATGTGCCAATCGGGAGAAAATATGGGATTGCTGAACAGGCTAAAATACTCAATAACAATATAATAAAAATAGAAGATGGATTTGCTACAATTGACCGTTTACAATATGAGATTAATCTTTATTGTGCTTTGTGTGGACTTTATACAAATATTGAATTAGAAATTAAAGACAATATTATTTTGTTTGATGATAAAATGCTCGATATTTTAATGCAGTATAAATTTAAACCTTGGCTTACATCTGTTACTAAAAACGATGCTTATGATTTTGAATCTATTTTTAAAAATAGTATATTTGATGAAATTCGTAAACTTAATACCCATACGGCAGCAGGAGACGTTTCTGTATTACAGAGTCTTATCGACCAACTTAATAATGTTGATCCAAGGGTTCTTAAATTAATTGATGCTGACAATACTAGTGTAAATCATTTAGCAAGTGAGATGGTTAATAGTGCCAAAAGTTAGAACAGATGCTCAATTCATTAATTATATTAATAAAACTATACGCGCTGTTCTAAATGAAATAGCTAAAGAAACCACGGACGAATTAATGAATATCGTTTGGACTGATTGGTATATGGCTAATGGCCCTAGTGATTATTATCATGCTACGGGACAATTATTGGATTCAGTTGTTTCATCCAAAGTTAAGAAGTCTGGTAGCGGGTATAAAGTTGATATATATATGGATTCAAGAAAATTAAAACCAAATTATCTTGTAAATACATTTAGTGAACATATGGGGTTTGACGGTAGACCATTCACATCATCTTTAATTGAGGTTATCGAAGAAGGTAACCCAAGCTCCATCTACTCTCACGAGGGGATTGAGATGTTCAAAAAAACATCAGATTGGCTTGAAAAGGAATTACCACGAATTGCATCTGTAGTTTTTGCAAGATACGGATTTGCAGTTCATATCACATAGAACTGGAGGTGAATGAATGCCTAGTTATAATTTTTCCGTACAGGTTGATGCGCAATTTAGCGTGGCAAGTTTAAAAGCAATGCAAGCACAATTGCAGTCTATGTCAAAATTAAATATGAACTCTTCAAGTGTTAATAAAACTGGTGCTGCATTTCAAAACGCTACTAAACAAACCAATATTTTTGGGCAAAGCATAGTAGCTGTTGGTAAAAAAATATTAGCTTGGTCATTAATGACAGGTGTTATTTATGGTGTTATCAATGCAATTAAGGGCGGCATAAACACTGTTATTAATCTTGATAAAGCATTAGTAAATTTACAGATGGCAACTGGTGGCACTTACGAAGAAACTGAAAAACTAATACAAAGTTATAATCGAATGGCGCAACAGATGGGCGCTACTACACAAGAAGTAGCAGATTCAGCTAATTCTTTCTTGCGACAAGGTTTAAGCGTGGCTGACACCAATAAGATGATTCAAGCCAGCATGGTATTGTCTAAACTTGGCATGATTGATTCAGCACAAGCCACTGAATATTTGACATCTGCCACTAAGGGCTATAAAGTTGCGGCAGATGATGCCATTGGTGTTGTTGACAAATTATCTGCCGTTGATATGAAGGCGGCAGTCAGTGCAGGTGGCATTGCTGAGGCGCTGTCGAGAACGTCTAATATTGCTCAGATTACTGGCGTATCGATGGATAAACTAATTAGTTATGTAACCACTGTTGGTGAGGTTACGCAGAAAGACATGTCTAGTATTGGGGTAAAAAATTACTACGCCCCCTTGGTAGAGAAATCTGCCTAGCAAACAACACATATATGCAGGTAATGCCTAAAGCCTTACACCACAATATGTCTGAAAAGAATATATGATGGTACGAAAGTAGAAAAAACGTAAGGATGAATATATGGTTAAAACCTAAGTATTCTTTAACAATGGCTGTTCATGCAGGGAATTTTCTAAGTTATTCATTAATATGGAAAGCCCCCAACGACTATTCCGTGAGGAAGTAAAACCGGAAGCGATTGCCGGAAGAAAAGTGTTGCTCCCTATTTTGGGATGGTGAAATAGTCTACTCTCATGCGAAAGTATGAGGCCAGCAGTGGCATCCATAAGTAGCGATTATGGGTTAATGCGTAGGAAAGCTTTAATTTTAGGGCTGCGGCGGCATAATACATAATCCGTCGAAAAATAAATTCTCTTTAATTGACTCGGAGTTCCTGTGGCAAGGATAACGAGGCGGAAGATTTGAAAAACATATTGAATTTAAGAGGTGTAATCATTAATACTCAGAATAGAAATAATTTTACTTATTATTGTGCTTTTTGTGGTGAAAAAGTACAAAATAGGTATCGATGTAAATCAGAAAATCAATTTTGCAATGCAACATGCAGACACAACTATTATAGGATTAATGGGCATAAATCTACTTGTGTTGAATGTGGTAAAGAATTTGCACAACTGCATAAAAATCATGTTTATTGTTCGGATGAATGTAAACAATCTTATAAGTCTAGAACATTTAAAACATATGAATATTTATGTGATTATTGTGGCGAAAAATATACTACAAAATATAAGAGAAAAGGTGAAAAATCTTTTTGTTAACGAAAATGTTATAGTTCTTATTCAAAAGAAAATACAAAACCTCCTCTTTCACTGATATGCGAATACTGCGGAAAAGAATTTTTGACCAAGTGTAAAGAACAAAAATTTTGTGGTATGAGTTGTCAAAGTAAATGGCAAAGTGCATCTAGAACTGGTGAAAATTCTTCTACATATCAATGGTCTAAAAACAGTCCAGTCGAATATCTTGAATGGATTGAAAAATCTTCTATCCGTATGACTACAATGTTGTCAGATGGGGTTTTTAGTAAAACAAATACCGCACCACAAATTATTCTCAATAAAATTTTAGATGATCTTAGAATTAAATATTTTAATGAATATAGTTTTAAATATTATGCGGTTGATAATTATTTGTGTGATTTTAACTTGGTTATCGAAGTTATGGGCGATTATTGGCATTGTAATCCTTTAAAATATTCTAACGTTAAATATGCTACTCAAAAAGAAACAATAATTAAAGATCATAGAAAGCGTCTATATTTCTTAAACAACCATGATATAAGAATTTTATATCTATGGGAAAGGGACTTATATAATGACCCAGACAAATGTTCATTATTAGTTGAAAATTATGTGAAAACAGAAGGCGTTTTAAATAATTATCATAGTTTTAACTATAATAAAAATAATAATTCTTTGATATTAAATGATTATGTAATTACACCATACATGGATTATGAAAATAGTAAATTAAATTCAATATGTAATTTTTAGGTGTGCCACCGCCTAATCATAATTCAAGTCGCCGTGAACGACTAAATAAGAGAAACCCATTTAATATGGGTATGTAATAGTCTGAGCATCGCTATATGTCAATCAAATTTTATTTGAAAAGGCGATGAGGATAGGTCAAGTGTAAAGACACTTTAAAGAAGAACCTACCCGCCGTGATACGCTAAGTATGCGGTCAGTATCCCAAACGGGAGAAAGTAACAGAATGTAAAACAATCTTTACTAGAATGCAAAATGTCAAACTTGGAAAGTGGCTGGACGATGAAGGAAATGACCTGAGCAACGTTGAGACTGTTTTGAAGTCTCTTGGTATTCAATTAAGAGATAGTAATGATTCATTTCGTAATTTTGGCGATGTTCTAGATGACGTTGGTGGGCGTTGGAGTTCTTTTTCGGAAGTTCAGCAGAGCGCAATAGCAAGTGCATTCGCAGGTGTAAGGCAAGCCGAAAATTTCATAACATTAATGGAAAATTACGGCAAATCCCTAGAGTATACAACCATTGCGTCCGAAAGCGCCGGAACAGCGATGGAGAAATTTGCTAATTACGAAGATAGTATAGAAGCAAAAACAAAAAAATTAACAGCATCCCTCGAAAGTTTAGCAATGTCAACTGTTAATGGAGATTTTATAAAAGGGTTTGTAGATTTTCTTAATACGACAGTAAAACTTATTGAAAATCTTGATCTTGTTAATTTTGGACTATCTGTATTATTTGCTTGGTTGATTAGGATAGTAGGTGTTAAAGTAATTGGCTGGGTTTCTGGTTTAATTACATCTATCCAATCATTAAATGCGGCACTTGGAAATTCAAAATTATTATGGCTAAATTTTTTCAATAATATAAAAGGTGGTCTAATTACTGCTGCTATAGCCGCCATTATATATGGAGTTACAAAAACTGTAGAAAAACTACAAGAATTAGAAAACACGTACCAAGACTTAAAAAAAGAATCCGATGATTATGTTGGTACTTTTGTAAAAAATAAAGATTCTATACTTGAAATGGTTGATGCTCTTTCGGGCGTTAAAGAAGGCAGTGAAGAGTATTATAAAATTTCTAATCAACTTGCAGAATTGTTGCCACAAATAGTTGATTATGTAGACGAAGAGGGCAATGCACATCTTAAAACGAGCGAATATATTGATCAACACATTAATTCGTTAGAGGATTTGAGCACCGCATATAGAAACAGTATTGTAGTTGATTTTAAAGAAGAGGTTGCACTTCTTGAAGATTTGGCATCAAAATATGAAGCGCTTAACAAAAAAATAAATAATTATCAAGCAACATTTGGAAATACACCAGTTATTTTTGGGCAAGCTATTAATGATGGGAATATAGAACTTACTCCAGAAATGACGTTTCAGCAACAATACCTTGATTTTCAGGCAGAACTTGTTTATCAGCAAATTCGTGATAGCCTTGTTGACCAAGTAGTAGTCGGAACTAATACTGATAGTAAATTTTCAGACGCTTTAAACAATTATATTAGCCAATCTATTTCGGGTATGGATGTTTCTTCTGCTGAAGCAATTGCGGCAACTGGTGGCGTAGCTCTCCAAATAGCCCAATCATTCAACGATGCGTTGCAAGGCAAAGACGTAGAAGATATCCTTGATAAAGCACAAGAAGAATTTGCCGATTTCTCCGACATAGACTTTACAGATATGAGCACCGCAAACTTCCGCGAAATCGAGCAACTTCAATCTGCTATTGCCGTGTTTGGCGAAAAAATGGGGTTATCTACTGAACAGGCTAATATTTTTGCACAAGCCGTAATAGATTCTGCAAAGGCTTCGCAGGAATCGTCTGGGGCTGTTGAAGATGCGGCTAAAGTTGCGTCTGATTTTGTAACCAACGTTTCATCTGTAAATGAAGTTCTGGCATCACAGGCAGAAAATGGCTATTTAACTGCGGAAATGTACCAGAAACTAATTGCTATTAGCCCAGATTATGCCCAAGCTCTGATGTATGAAAACGGGCAAATGAAACTTAATACAGATACAATGAAGCAATTAACCAATGCCCAAAAAGAAGTGGCTTTAGCTGAATTAGAAATTCAAAAGGCTTCTGACCAGCAGCAATACGCTGAGAATGCGGCCAGAATAGAAGAATTAACGACTATGTATGGGCCGCTTACAGATGCACAACGGGAAGAATTGAAAAATCTTGAAAGTTCCAATAGTGCTCTTTATGATCAAATAGCCCAATATGGTTTGCTTGAAGGCGAAATTCAAAATGCCACAAATGCCTTTAGCGACTTTAAAAATGCGTTGTCAACTGAGAATACGGGCGCAAATTATGGCACACTTCAGGATGCTATTGAAGCCGTTAACGAAGGGTTAAAAACAGGTAAGATTAATACAGACGAGTTTAAGTCTGCTGTTGACCTTTTATACGGTGATAAAGCGCCTGAAGATTTATCCGCTGCCACCAAAGAATTGTCAACTTTCATATCAGATAACGGAAATTCTTTTAACAATATAATTGATAAATTCAGAGAACTTGATGATTCTATTGTTTCAATTAAGGATAATTCTGAAGGTGGAATTGACTTAGATATCCCAGATATTGATAAATTGGCGGACGCTCTTGGTGTTTCGCGTGACACTGCTAATGCTTTGCTTGGCGAATTGCGAGAATATGGTGATATTAATTTTTCCGATGCCACGGATGGTATTGCAAATGTTGGCGACAATGCTCTTGCCGCTCAAACTAAGGCAAATAATTTAAAAGTTAAACTTGAAGCGGCGAAAACCAAATTAGAAGACCTAGATAAAGCAACCGTTGGAGATTTAGGTTTTACTGACCTAAAAACTAAAGTTCAAAACGTGATCACAAAAGTTAATAATTTAATTAACCGTATTAATGCTATTCCATCTGTTGGTTTACATTATGCGTCCGGTACACAGGCTGCTCCCGAAGGTGAAGCACTAGTTGGCGAGGAAGGTCGAGAACTACGTATATCTAACGGTAAGGTTAGTATTGTCGGACAGGGTGGGCCAGAAATCGTGCATCTCAAAGCTGGAGACGCAATTATACCTAACGAAGATACGGAAAAGGTTCTGCGAAATGGGAAAGCGAATGCTTTTGCGACTGGAGCTACTGGCAGTTTTAATTTGCCGTCTCCGTCCAAATCTTCTTCTGGTAGTAGCAAAGGTGGTTCATCATCAAAATCTAGTTCTTCATCGTCATCTAGTTCGGAAAATACATATATTGATGATCTTAACAGTTATTTTGACATCCAAACAGATATCATTGATGACCAAATCGAAGCACAAGAAAAACTGCTTGAAAATTTACGTGAGCAAACCGAAGAAGAAGAAAAACAAGTAGAACTTCAAAAAGCTAAAGATAAACTCGCCAACATCCAAAATGAAAAAATACGTGTTTATAACGGATTAACTAAACAATTTGAATGGATGGCAGACCCGCAAGCCTTAGCCGAACAACAAGCGGTTATTGATGAACTGCAAAAAGAATATGACAAAAATTTAGCAGAACAGAAAATTCAAGATCAAATTGATGCGCTTGAAGAACAACAAAGTTTAATGCGCGAGTTTTCTTCGGATATTGGATTGTTGGACGATGCAGTACAAGACAATATCACCTCATGGAACCAACTCATATCAGCTATGCAGGGAGCCGGAATTGCTTTTAAAGATATATCAAGTTTATGGGGTGGAAATAGTGCTTCGTCTGGGAGTGCTGCATCGAGTACCGATAAAGTATCTGAAATTAGCGCCACGCTTAAAAAGGGAAGCAATGGCGAAGATGTCAAAAAACTTCAAAGAGCACTTAATGCGTTAGGTTATAACGCCGGAAGTGTTGATGGAATATTCGGTTCGAAAACTTTGGCGGCAGTTAAAGCGTTTCAAAGTGCTGTTGGTATAAAGTCTGATGGTATAGTGGGCAGTGACACAAAATCACAATTCGCTCTTAAGGGTTATTCCAAAGGTGGCGGTGTATACGAAACGGCTCCCGCCATGCTTCACGGTTCTCCTCTGCATCCCGAATACGTTAATTCTGCTCCGCAAGTCGAAAGCATTATGTCGAGCGTACCAAGTATCCTAGCACAAATAGCCAGTGGTGGCAACGGAATTAATATTGACCACATGAATATGTCAACTAACAATCCTATCGATTGGCTAAGACAACTGAACCAGATTAAACATTTGGGCAAAATGGTTCCTCAATAATATATAACGGAGGACAAAATGTCATTACAACAACCTCTTGTCGCATATCCTACGTTAGATGAAACGGTGGACGCAACGTCCACCGTTACCTTTTATTTAGTAATACGCGGCACACAATGCGTTAAATATACAATTTATATATATGATATTGCAACTAATACTTTGCAGTATAGCGATACGCAAACACTTGCGTCTACGCTTTATGATGGGGATCAACTCAATATAAGCGTAAACATGTCGGCGCTGGGTGCAGATAGTTATTATTGGTATGCCGATTTATATTATGATAGCACCAATTATATTACTACATATGCCGCAAACGGCACATTTGTAGCGTCCACTCCACCCACATGTACATTCTCCCCCTCAGTACCATCTTTGGTTACAAGCCCATCACGCGAATTTATTGCGTCATATAACCAGAGCGAGGGTATACCAGTTAAGAGTTTTATTATCAATTTATATGATGGCACATATGACGGTGTAAATGATCCAAAAGATCATCTTTTGGCTACATCTGGCGAAAATACAACAAGTCCAAATAATATCCGCTATACATTTAATGGCTTAATTAGTGGACAGTCTTACAAGGTGCAAGCAAGTGGTTATACGGACAATGGGGTAGCTTTTTCAACTCCATTGACGAGTTTTGCTGTTTCCTATGTAGTGCCAACGTCTCAGGCACAGCCAACCGCCACTCTTAATTCTGATACTAGTGTAGAAATAGTGTGGAGTAACATTGTGGATATAGAAGGCACAACTTCCGGCACAGTCTCTTACGAATCTGATTTTTTATATGCTGGCAATCAAGGATTAAATATGGCAGCCAGTGCGTATGTAGAGTTCGAATTAGACTTTACCCCACCGTTTACCAAAGAATTTGCTATTGTTTTCCCAAGCGGCTATACTGGCATATTTAGCGAAATTTCTGATACGGCTGGGGTGCAATATATATATTTTGGCTATGATGGCACGAGATTTTATATCAACGTGAACGGAGATTATTATTACGCGACATCAGAAGTGCTTACAACAAATCCTTATATTGTTGGTGTGCGACACGATGGTATATCAATTTCAATGTACACAAGGGAGGTAGTAATTTAAATGGCTATTGTTAATGCCTCATTAGTTGGTTCTGCATTTACGCAGGGCAATTCTACCTCTTCGAGTCCGTCTTATAATGTTATAAGATTGAAAGGTGAATCTATTGTAGACAAAGTGCGCGTATTGGATTATGCCTTGACCGACACCGAAATGGATGCACTTGATATTTCCGATGTATATACTTGGGATACACACACTCTTTTATATGCAGAATTTTCAAATAATCTACATGCTGGTAGCATTGTAGTGCCCACCACAATTGATTCTTGGACTGTGGTTCGGTTTTGTTGTGGATCAAGTTCACCAACGGTTATTGCGTCCGAATTAGATGCGGCAATTACAAGCATAATTGATTATACGGCAATCAAGCCTAATTCATACTATTATAAAATTTATCCGATAACTGCGACTTCAGTTCTAGCAGACATCCAGTCCAATACTGTAGAAATGTGTTATGACTATTATACGTTTTTAGACCCAATAACGGGCGAAGGATTTGTTTTCCAAGGCAATTTAGAAAATCAAACAATCACGATTAATGCTCCAGTTGCAACTTACGATGGATTTACACAATATCCTGTGAAATCACAATCACAATTGGGCTATGAGAGTGCCCCGTTTGTTGCGCTGCTTGGTATGGTATCTAATGGCTCTTATGACGGCGATACTGTTGCAATGTGTACTGCACTAAAAGCATTTATACGCAATGGAAATGAAAAAATTATGAAAGATAGAAAGGGTAATATTCGTCGTGTATTCACAGAGGATGCTACGTATAATATTGATGAAAAACCTTCCGAAATGCCAACCATGATTGCTTTTTCTTGGGCGGAAGTAGGTGCAGTTTAATGGCAGTTACATTTGCAGACTATATCCAATATATAAAAACGGCCACTGTATTGAAGCCGCGTGTTCGATTTGAATTTCTAAACCCAGATGAAACAATTATGACGGCGTTTTCCGCAGAACCGACGAGTGGGAGCCTGTCTGCTAATCGTGCTAATGGGGTAAGGCGCACATGCAATATCAACGTTTATAATGTTTACGATCAATTTACTCCAAATCCAACTTCCTTCTGGGTTAATCAGAAATTTAAACTGTATTTGGGATATAACATCAACGGAGAGGATTTCTTTTTGCCACAGGGCGTATTCGGCGTGTCTGATCCAGATGTAATACATTATCGCGGTCAAAAAGAGGCGACGATAAGCGGCATTGATAAATTTGGATTCTTAAATGGTACAATAGGCGGCAGAATTTATTCGACATATTATATACCCGTTAATAGTAATGTTATTGATGTTTTAAGGGCGTTATTAACGGATTCTAACATTAACGATCCACAGGTTCCTATGCTGATGATAGACAATACTCTTATAACGCCTAACGCCATTACTGAATCTTATGGGCAAAGTTATTCAAATTTGTTTTTAGATATCAATGATCAATTAGCTTATAATATGTATTATAATAACAACGGAAGGTTTGTTTGTGAACCAGATGTTTTGAATAGCATTAAGGCGGTTAGCTGGGAATTTTCTACGGACAATAATAAATTTCTTAAGGTTGATTCAAAATTTAATTTTGAACAAGCTTATAATGTTGTAATGGTGGTGGGCGATAATATTGAAGGCAATTTAGCAAGTGCGATTGCTAAAAATAGTGATCCATCATCGCCACTGAGTACATTACGGATTGGTGAGAAAGTAGCGCCAATTATAACTTCGTCCGTTATATCTACGGACGCACAGGCACAAGATAGAGCAAATTATGAATTAATGCGATATGCTAGAATAGGGATTAACTCTACCATTGATTGTGTGCCGCTGATACATTTGGATGTTGATCAGATAGTGACTGTAACTGATAATTATTTAAATTTAAATGCGGAGAGATTTTTAATCAACAGTTTTGATATTTCTTTTAGCCCAAATAATTCTACAATGACGCTAACGGCTACAAAAGCAAATGATTTAGATTTTGAAATTACCGAGACTTGACAATTTAAATTATTTATGGTATAATTCGATTGTTTAGAAAGGAGTTTTAAAATTATGTTTAAAAAGATTATGTTGCTTTTAATTGTTTGCTTCAATATTTTATTTTTAATTCTAGGAGTTTTTACAATGGGTTTATCTAGTGAAGAGGCTAGGCAATTAAATGATATTGTTGACGAAAAAGATAACGCGGTACTAGCCAAATTATCAAATTGGGATATTAGTGCAACCGTTGTTTCGGTGGGAAACGGCAGTGCCGTTGTGCATTTGCCTACTGATCCAACAGGCAACTTAACCGTACAGAATCCAAATGAAATATCGCTTGAGGTAGGTGATCAGGTTACTATACACAAAACCAACGGTAATATTAATAATGCCGTTGTGCTTTTCCGTAAAACCGTTAATTTTAATGATATTTATGTGGATTATAACACTGGCACAGACGCTTTTGGAAGAGATGCTAGTGGTAATCAATATGGTTCTGAAGACGCTCCGTTTAAAACACTGCAATATGCCGTTAACAGATTGCCAAAGAATTTAAATGGGAGAATAATTAATATTTATTTTAACACGCTTGATTATTCTGAGATTCTTTTTGTTGATGGATTTTCTGGAGGTGGAGAATTATATATTACTCCATATGACGGGATTACGCCAGCAAGTATTTATGCCATGCTTGTCAAAGGTTGTGTTGGAATTTTATTTGAAACACAATATTTATCATTTTCAACCGCATCTGATTTAGGTGGTGTATATCCGACTAATGTTCGTATAATAGAATCAAATTATGTTACAATTCGACATGCAGTGATTACCGATAATAATGCGTCTGCTCTTGGATTTGCTGTTGTTTTTGGATCAAATGCAACTATTGATAGTTGCACAATTTCCAATCATTGGCGGGCACTTTATATTACGAGTACATCAATAGTTTTAAGCCAAAATAATAATGGTACAGGTAATAATGTTGGATTAAGAGCGTTATATGGTTCTACTATTTGCAAGGATGGTACACAACCAAATGGAACAACGCCAGAATCCTCCGATAGTAGTTCGGTGATTAGATAAATTCTTTATTTTAACACATGCCCCATATGAGGTAGTATAATCGAGCAAATAAGAGATTGAGAGAGGTGATTTTTCCTCTCTTTTTGTTTTATACAATTTTAAGAGAGGTGATTATATTAAATGTCTGTTAGTTTAAAAACAAACGTAAATAGTACGACATATGGAGACGAACTACGTAAAATTAGGGAACTTCAGGAACAGTTTTCTGCTGGTGCGCATGTTACGTTTACTACTTCTGGAAATATTTCATATACGTCCTTATCATCTGGGGTTACATATGACACAAGCGCATCAACCGATCCTAACGTGTTAAATAAGGGAATGCAAGGATTGCTTTTCTTATTGTCCTCATATTTTTTGAAAAGCACTGGAGACGGTGGGTATGGTGACTGCCTTATTGATGCATCATACCTATCCTCAATTATTACCGCCATTACAAATTCAGAACTCACTTATGCTGAAGATGGTGGCTCTAGCGATGCGTATGCTATTTCATTGGAAATTGCGCCGACAAGTTATGCTAGTGGACAAAAAATTGCATTTAAGGCGCATACATCAAATACGGGCGCTTGTACCTTGAATGTTAATGGGTTAGGTGCTAAACCTATTGTAGATTTTAACAATAACGCTTTAAGAACTGGTGCTATTTTAGCAGGGCAAATAGTTACAGTATGTTATGATGGTACATCATTTAGAATGCTGAGTGATGGTGGATTACTCTATAATAGAATCATAGATACTCCAACCGTTTATAATTGGAATGGTTGGGAGAGCGCAAATGAAACGTGGACTTATGCTAGTGCTAGTGCCCCCAATTATGTTGTTACTGTTCCTTCTGACGCAACTACAAAATATTCTGCGGGTATGCGTGTTAAATTAACTCATGGTGGTAGTATAAAATACTTTATTATAGTTAATGTTACAAGTACTTCGCTTACTTTGTATGGCGGTACAGATTATACATTAAGTGGAACTTCAATAACTGAAAATTATTATTCTGCGATGAAATCTCCTCTTGGTTTTCCAAATAATCCTCTTAAATGGACTGTTGAATTTTCATCGTCTTCGTTTGGTAGTGCTGGTGCTTTGTCCGCTGCCACAGTTACTTCAACAGGCTTGTCCTTAGTTGTTCCGATAGGATTATGGAATATAAGTTATTATATTTCTGTTCATTGCACATATGGTTCTGCCGGAACACAAGAATTAACTTGTTCATTATCAACTTCCTCGTCATCTATTTCTACACCAGATTTATCTATATTTCGAACCGAAGGTGATGTTAATCCAGCGACCATTGACGGAGGAAGAAGTAAGACATTATTATTGATTGCACCTACAACATATTATATCGTTGTTAAATCATTAAATGCAAGTACGGCGTGTTATCTGCGCGGTGATTTTGCAACAACAATCATTAGGGCGATTTGTGCATATTTATGAAATTAATATAAAAATAAGGCGGGTAGCTTAATTGCTATCCGCCTTTTCTTTTTATATCCTACTTGTTTTTAGAAAACCCAATACTGCGTCTCTGAGATTATCTAATCCAGATTTAGACCTTATGTAATATTTAAAACCATACTTATCAAGAGACGTTTCAGAACTATGTTTTTGCTGTTCTTCTGTTAACTCACTTGTGTATTCAATGCGCTCTATTTTAATGGGAATGGTATCAAACGAAGCATCTTCAAATCTTTCAATCTCATTGGGAAAACGGCAATCAGGAATGATCACATAGTCCCAATATCCATCAAAAACTAAACATATGTTTACGAGAAAGTCTACCCAAAAATCTGGAAACACAAATCTGATTTCTTCAGTGCCGATTTGCTGTAAAAGTGATCTTCCTGCCTCATCCTTTTCGCCATTCCAACCAAAAAACTGTTTGCATATATATTTGAGCAAGTCTGCAAAATGAGTAACTAGAACCTTCTGGCCGCGACTTTCAAATTCTTGTCGCATTATGTCTGCCGTACTATCCTTGCCCGATCTGGCCTTTCCGCATAGCAATATTACTTTCAATCAATCACCTCAATGTCATCAAAGATAATTGGAATTATGTCCTTAAATGCTTGCAACATAGGAATCGCTATTTCTCGCATTTGGGGATGTGCCGCTTTCGCTGTACGGAGTTTAAAGAAGTGTCGCCATTCCCGAAGATTCATTGTCATTACAATTTCTGTTTTAAGAGAATTTGGCAACACAGAACGTGCTTCTTGTGGTTGCCACCCTTCTGCAATCAATAATTGATAATAATTTTCTGAATCTCGCATTGCCCTTAGCCACTGAAACTCAGCCTCAGTTGATCCAATTGGAGAAGCCAATATGTCATTAAAGACATGGGTATAAATTCCTTCCGAAATATTTTCGCACCAACAAGGAATTATAAACGTTATGTCATTGCCACCATAATTACAATATCTTGTACTTTCTTGACTATAACTAGCCAATCGATGTCTTACAATCTCATGACTCACCCCCCTATCACATACTTCACGCACAGAAACTTTTTCATGTTCAATTACTGATTCGT